CACACTTATTGAGCAATATAAGGGTGCAACTATAAGCGAAGTAGAAAATGCCTTTAATCGTGGTTTAAATAGCGAATATGGGGAGTTTGTAGGTTATGGAGTTATAACCTTTGGTAAATTCATTAAAGGTTATTTTACTTCACCTAAAAGAGAACAGGCAATTAAAGAATGGTTTAAATATCAAAATATACCACAAACAACAGATAAGCCAGTAACTAAATTTTTTAATCAAAACACGGAAATCGCTAATTACTTTTTTGAAAACTTTGATATTAAATATATTGATAGGTACGATACTATTCTTAACCACAACGACCAAGTAATGTTTTTACCTTCAATATTTGATTTTTTAAATGATAATTACAAAGTAGTATTCAGCAAAGAATCAACGGACGCAATAACTAATAAAGCTAAGGTTAGATATAATAAATTTTTAGTGGAATCAAACATAAAAACAAAAGACCCAAAAGGATATGATAATTTAGTTCAGTCAGTAATTAACGGAACTAATAGAACATTTGAGTATTATTTTAAACTTGAATGCTTATTATTTATGACAATGAAATTAAAAGAAAGCGGTAAAACGTATAAAGATTTAAAAGCATTATGAGTATAAAAAGTAAATATTTTGTAAAAAGTATTGAAACTTATTTATGTAAAGAATGGTTATTAAAAAAACATTATGCAAAAAGATTATGTAGTATATCATATTCTTTTGGTTTATTTAATGAAAATAATATTTTAATTGGAATTTGTACTTTTGGAAGTCCAGCCTCAAGGTCATTATGTGTTGGAGTTTGTGGATTAGAAAATGCTCATAAAGTAAATGAATTAAATAGACTATGTGTAAATGATGGATTAGAAAAAAATGTATTAAGTTATTTTGTTTCAAGTTGCTTAAAACTTTTGCCTGATGATTTGATAATTGTTAGTTATGCTGATACTTCACAAGGACATAATGGATATATTTATCAAGCTACAAATTGGATTTATACTGGATTAAGTGCTAAAAGAACGGAAAGATATGATATTAATAATCCAAATAAACACAGCAAATCAGTAACCGAAAATAAAAATAACAATTATCAAGATTTAGCAGTAAGGCAAAGACCACAGAAACATAGATACATTTTTTTTACTGGCAATAAAAAGCAAATTAAATTATTAAAATCACAATTAAAATATAAACAAGAACAATATCCAAAAGGTGAAAATAAAAGATATGATGCTAACTATAACCCTATAATACAAACATCTTTATTTTAATCAATTAAAATTATTCTAAAAATAATTAGCTTGAAAATCAATGAGTTATAAATTATTTTATTATTTTATTTATACTGAATGTTTATTGTATTGTTATTAAATATATATTTGCACATAATTTAAAACTAAACACAATGAACAAAGACGTATTTTCAGGTTTTATTCAGGGCGTAGTAGCCATGTACAAACAAAACAGCTATTTAGATCCTCTTTTAGAGTTAAGATGGGATTCTTACATCAGAGACAACAAATGTGTTGTAACTTGCGAGTATAACAAGTTTATATGCGATAGGCTTGTTGAAGTAGGTGACTATGATACCCCTCCGCAATACGAAACAATTAGAGAAAGATTAACCATGTTTACTGAAGTTGAAATATCAAACAACTTACAGAAAATGGCAAACGTAATAACCGAAGATATTTTAAACATTTTAACATTCCATGATCCAAATGAAATTTAATTTAATGACTTGCTTACAATTTTGGAGCGAGAAAACAGAAAACTCTGTCAGACAACAATTTAATTACGAACTTTATATTAAAATCTTAAAAGCAAAACTAAATGAAACACCAAATAAATAATTACGAAATAACAGGAGAATACTACAAAGAGCAAAAGTATTGCTCATATAGTAATGGAGATATCGGTTATCCTTACATACCGGCTGAATTTGAAATATACGAGGTATTAAGCAATGGAGTTAACATAAAAGATAACCTAACAACAGAAGAGTTAAACATATTAGAAAAACAAGTAATTAAACAAATTGAATCATAACGGATTGCAGATAAGCGAAGGCACAAATAGCGGTGGCATTGTGCGGTGGAATTTGGGCTTTTGCTTATGTGCTGTTAGCAGTAGTAGTTTAGTGTAGTAATTTAAAAACAAAAAAATATGATATACAAAGACACAACAGGTATAATGGCGATTAAGATTTTTCGCTTATACAAAGACAAAACATTAACAGATAAACAACTTCGTAAAATGACAAAAGATTTGTTGTTAGAATATGAAAGCGAAAAATTGCAAGATAAAAGTAAGGTGATTGAAAAATTACGGAAGGAAGCAGAAGATTTACGAACCATTAAACGTTTGCTTCGTGGGTAGGAAAACTATTACTGCTAACTTACTTATTTGCGCTATAAAACTTCGCCTTATATGAAAAAAACAGATATTCAATTTATTTTGTTTGCTATTATGTTATTATTTGCTTTACTTTTGTGGGGTGATTGAGCAACTTATAAAAGACAAAAAATATAAAAAAATAACGAATAATGTTTGCCACAACTCACATTTAGCTGACGATTTGCACCAAGAAGCTATTTTGATAATAATCGAAAAGAAAATTAACTTTGCTGAAATCAGAAACTTAGAACACTTTTTTGCAGCGGTTGTTTGGAGAACATGGCACTCAAATAAATTTAAAAAAAAATACATAAATAAGAATCTTGAGTTTTGGGAGTGGTTAGATTATGAAATTGAAGATGAAAGCATTGAAGAAATTGACTTTACTGTTGCCTACAACTTTATAGATAAAAACCCCAAAACAGAATTTGAATATTACGAAATAAATCTTTTTAAAATTTACTTAGAACTCGGCTCACTTCAAAAAGTAGCACGAAAAACAAAGATACCCTATCAAACAATATTTTATGATATTAAACAGATTAAAGACAAACTAAAATTAGAACATGATAAAACTCGCAATCAAATGTAACTTACAGAAATTAAACGGACTTTCTTTTCATCGGTTATTTGTACCATTCTCAAAAATAAGTGATAGCATAGAGTTTAAGTGCGATGTTTTCCCTGACTTAGATATTTTAAGCGATAACCAGTTAAAAGAATATCATGCAGTAGTTTATCAGCGTGAAATAGATACAAGCGGAAAATCACTTGAAAAGATTAAAAGATACCATTCACTTGGGATTAAAGTAATATTTGATATTGACGACATTTGGTTGTTACCTCAAACGCACCAGCTATATAAAATTTACAGACAATATAATATTCCTGACCAGACAATCGAAATATTAAAGCATGTTGACTTAGTAATTACAACTACTAAACATTTGGCAACTAAGATTAAAAAATATACTAATAAAGTTGAGGTAATACCTAACTGCTTAGATGCAATGGATGAACAATGGCAATCAAACAAAACAAAAAGTGAATATACACGTTTTGGTTATATAGCAGGAATTTTTCATAAGGTTGATGTTTCAATACTTCAAATGCCTATCTTAAAAACATATAGAAGTAATTTAAACGCTCAATTTGTTTTAGGTGGATATAATGATAACGAAGACTATAAGTATTACGAGAGCGTACTTTCTGCAAATAATTTCGATAATAATAAATATTTAAGACTAAACAGCTTACACGTACATGAGTATGGAAAAGCATACAACTATACCGATGTTTCTTTAATTCCTTTACAACATAACTTATTCAGCGAATGCAAAAGTGAAATCAAACTATTAGAAGCTGGGATGCATGGAAACCCTGCAATAGTTTCAGATGTACTACCTTATAATACATTCCCAAAAGAAACTGCAATATTTTTAAGCAACCATGATGTTAATGGCTGGTTTAAGGTTATACGAGAATTAACTCGCAATGAAGCAATGAAAAAAGAATATGCAGAAAGTTTACAAAAATATATTGAAAAACATTATAACATAGAAAAATGGACTCAAATAAGAAAGCAAATATTAAAATCGGTATTGGAGTAACTACAACGCCAAATCGCAAAGAATACGTTGAAAGGTGGCTTGAATACTTTGAAAAGTTTAAACCTACAAACTACCACTTACACGTTCA